CATTTAGGGACATACATTGTTGAAACAAAAGCATTTTTAGATGATTTAAAACAATTACAAGTGTTGGACAGAGTAAGTTAAAATATAATTCGTATATTTCAGTATAAATAAAGATAAATATTAATAAATTAAATTTAAAGGTTATGTCAATTGTATTTAAAGTAGAAAATTTAGGTTTAAATGAATTAGGTGTAAAGGAATTGAATGAGTATTTTAAAGATAGAAATACTCACTATAAAGAAGGGGATTTTCATTTAAATCAGATGTTTGGAAAAAAAACTAAAAAATTCAAACAAGCAAAATCATTTTTATCAAGAGGGGGTGATAATTATGTTACAACTATTGAAGCTTGGGATCATGATAATAGATTTGTTGAATTTGTCTTGCTTTTAAAACATATTAATAGTAAAATTACTAAAATAGAAACAGATGAAAAAGTAAATAAATTTAGTTTTTAATAAATGGATTAAAATAATTAAAATACATTTCGTATATTCCAGTATAAATAAGTTAAATAAATTAAATTTAAAGGTTATGAAAAGAGAAGCTACATTACGCAAAGAACAATTAGTAAAAGATTTGTACTGGATTGAGAAAAAGAATAAGCACAACAAAGTGTGGGACAATAATGTTAAAATAGCATTTGAAGTAAGTTCAAGTTATTCATTTGAAGAGTTAGTAATTAAAAATGCTCCAGCAGCGGAACAATTAGTAGTGTTATTCAAGTAGGACGTAAAGATATAAGATTGAGTTCGTATATTTCAGTATAAATTTAAAAATTAAGGTTATGAATAATATGATGAATAATATGATGAATGGGGATGTTTTTGACATAGGGCAAACAGTTAATGGGATATCTAGATTTGTGTTTATCGAGGGAAGATGGCATTACTTTGAAAAGAGATCATTTAAGGAATTTGAATATGATCAAACAAGTTTAACTAATCTTATCCAAAATGAAGATGGATTACATGATGTTAATTATTTAGGGAACATTTTTGATCAATTTTAGTTCGTATATTTCAGTATAATTAAAAAAATAAATGTTATGTATAGTTTAAATTGTGAATATTTCAATGAGGAATTCAAATCAGTAAGTGATTTATTAGATCATATTTTCCAAACAGGAATGGATCCAAATTATGAGATTACTAAAAATGGTAAATCGATAGGTGAGAAAGCATCTGATTATATTACAATGTAATAGGACACAAATATACAAAATATAGTTCGTATATTCCAGTATAAATAAAGATAAATATTTAAAAATTAAGGTTATGACAGTACAAGAATTAATCAATGAATTAGAAAAAGTAAAAAATAAAAATTTAAAAGTAGTTATACAAGGTGTGGATCCTACGGACTGGGTTTATAATAATGAGGTTGTAGATATCGGGGAACAAAATGTTTATGATGGTGAAATAGGTTATAGAAGACGATTTGTAATTGATGGAGGTATGTTTTAATTAAATTAAAAATAGGACATAAAATAATAAAACACTATTCGTATATTCCAGTATAAATAAAGATAAATATTTAAAAATTAAGGTTATGAAAAAGCAAGCAACATTAGAAGTGACAGTTGAGAAAAAATCATTCAAAGGTATCAAAACAGGTCGTAAAGTAAATCCTATGTCACAAAGGCAACAACGTTTAGCTGAATTAAATGCTAAAATAGAGGCAGGTGTTACAATATCTAGAGGTAGACCAGTATCAACTGACAGTGAGAGACAAAAACGTATAGCTGAGTTAGAGACAAAACGTGCTAACGGTGAATTGAAATTGGGCAGGAGAGTAGATGCATCCAGTGCTCGACAATTACGATTAAAAGATTTAGAAGCAAGACGTGCAAGTGGAGATTTGAAACGTGGACGTCCAGCTAAATCAAAAGATGTAGTTGATGATATTAATTTAATTGATATGTTAAAAAATATGGAGGCTAAATAGTCTCCATTTTTATTTCGTACAACATATATAATTTAAACACGTAAAATCAATTCATATGAGCGCGTATCAATTCATAGAACAAAATAGTCAATACATTCAGAACATAGACGGTTGTCTAACTGAATCCGCAAACATCACATTACTGGATATAAATGGTAAAATGGTATTTTATTATTTTGAAAGTGGTGAATTAGTAAATAGTAAAATGGGACGCTAAGTAGTTAGATTTAATTCGTATATTTCAGTATAATTAAAAAATTAAAAGTTATGTTAGGTTCAGTTATTTATTTAGTAGTGTTAGTAGGATTTTTAAGTGTAGTTAAATATTTTATATTTAAATTCTTAGATTAGGACATAAAGTAATTAGAGTTAATTCGTATATTCAAGTATAAATAAGTTAAAACATATGGTTATGAAAGTAGTAAATGGTAAAAATTTAAGTGTTGAACAGTTAATAATGGCGTTAGCTGAGCGTGAGAGATGGTTATATGAAATCTATCAAGATCGAATTATAATGGAAGGTGAAGATGCTCCTGAAACATTAGCAGCATTAGATAACTGGATTGGTGTTTGGGATTTTATGCAATATATGATTATTGGAGTTGAGGATACTGAGAGTGTAGGGTCTGTGGAGATATAACTCCCTTATCTCGTACCGCCGGCGTACTGGATGTGGTATACGGTACGGTATATATATGGTATATCGCGTTATATCCCACGTGCGCGGGTGTCAATATGGCGCGGGGGTGGTGTGGGGCGTGAATTAGACGCCTTCATAAATCGCAAACGATCCTTACCCATCGACATCGTATATCCTTATATAACCAACATTTATCATCCCTTATTCCCTAATTTTATCATTATTTTTAACCCCAATTTAAATATACGGTTAATACCCCCATAACCCAAATATTTTTTTCCGAAATACCCATTTTGATGTAATATTATGAAATTTCAATCTCTTTTCTTTAAAATCTTTCGTTGCATCGACAAAATATATATTGATATAAATTATGGTTTCCCACCCCATATTATATCCAGTTACCCAACCCATGTTCTCATCCGTTCCCCTCACCCGTTTCTCATCCCTTATCTTTCATCCTTATTCCTATTTTTTAACCCCGGTTTAAATATACAATGTAAAATACCATACTCCAAGTATTTTTATTCTCTTTCCATATTTATATCCAGAACAATTTATATTGTTGTTTTCATTTAATAGTTTTATTTAATTGTAATTATAAATTTAAAACACAATTAAATGGCAACCAAACTAAAAACCCTATTTTACTTTATAGTGTTAATCCATGTTTTCCACTACTGTGAAAGTAAACCCACCCAATTACCCATAAACCCACCCAAATATTATTACCCAGATACCCTAAACCGTAAGGCTAGTAAAACATATACCATTAGATACTTATAACCATGATAAACATATTAAAAATATTATTAATAATAGTAGGTGGTATAATTTCATTATCATTATCCCCAGCATTATTAATACAAGAAATATTTAAAAAATAAGTATATGACTAGTTACACATCAATTCAATTAAATGGTAGTGGAAGTTACGCGCCTAATTTAACGAAAGGAACAACTTACACGTTCGTTGTCGATAACCCAATTTTCTGCGCTTATCTCACGTTAGAATCGCTTAGAAACGCGAATGGATATTATGATGAAACATCTAAAAAAGCAATTTCCGGTTCATTTTCGGATTTTACTAATGTTGTTAATGGGGTTTCATCCTCATTTTACCAAGCTGCTTTCTGTTTAAATTCGGGTTCAAATTCATTTAAATTCACACCTGCTGTTAATATATCCGGAGGTGAATTAAATTTAAGAGGTACTGGTAATATTACATTAACCATTGACTAAATTTATTTGGAGTCTGGAGGGTAAATGTGTATATTTAAGTATATAAATAATAAATATTATGGATAAAGTATATCAAAAAGGCAAGACGTTTACAACCCCGGACGGAACCATTATTACCATGTTTGATGGTAAATTACACAGTTGGGAAGGGCCTGCCCTTATTCCTCAAGGTGATGAAAAATTGGCTGAATATTACATTAATGGGGTTAAAATGACCCATCAAGAATGGAAAAAAGCATTGCGCGGACGTGAAGGTTTGCCATGGTATAAAGGTGGTGCCACTGTTAGATTCTAAAAATTAATTTAAAAATAAAGGTTATGCGACATATTACAACAGAACAAGCGAGTAAATTTATATCCATTGAAGAAGATGGATATGCACATATGGAACCTCATTACTTTACATCCGTAGATGATAAAGATGGATGGTCAAAAATCACTTACTATACTAATAAACCCAAACGTGAGTTTGCTGGTCAACATGGTGAACAATTTGTTTATGTTTTAACTAACAAATACATGCCTGGTATAGTTAAAATTGGATTTACTTCACTTAACCCATATGATCGAGCCCATATTATATCCCAACACACTGGAATACCAGATGAATTCAGTATGGATTTTGCTTTTAGATGTGTGGATGGTAAAAAATTGGAAGGTATGGTACATAAATCACTTCATGAATACCGTATAAAGAAAAGACGTGAGTTTTTTAAAATGGAATTGGATGATGCTATTAGTACTATTGTTTCAATTGGTAGTAACTGCTAATATTTATAGTCATGAATTTAGAAGGAATATTTGGCATATTTTCATTTTTCGATGAAAATGAACCTGATAAAAAAATAGAGCAAGAAATTGAGGAATATACTTCAACTCCACACTATAAAATCAAAATTTTCATTAAACTCATAGTTAATGGAAAAGCATTCAAGCAACAGCTAATACAATTCTTCCAGCAATCTGATGAATCATTGGACATGTCTAGTGTTGATTCCGCTGGGGAGTTCATGATGTATTCTAGGTCTTGGTATTGGATAAACCAATGTGATTTAAATGATGATAAATGGCAGGAATGTTTAAAAAACATACCTCATAAACATTTATTTGAATGTTTAGATTCATGTATTGAGTATTATTTATCTTTGGAAGAATATGAAAAATGCGCATTCCTTAAATCAATTAAGGAATTTTGTGAAAAAGCTTGATATCCATATATTGGTTTCGTATATTGCACTTTAATTTAAAAATAATTAGTTATGAATTTATCACCTGAAGAAATAGTACAAAACTGGGAGACGTTATTAGGATATATTGAGAAATATATTGAGTCACCTAGAAAAGAGAAATTGTTGGATTTCTACAATAAATTTTCGGAGCGTTTAATGTTGATGCCTGCCGCTCATAAAAAGGAATACCATAATGCATTCCCTGGAGGATATGTAGAACATGTTATTCGAGTAATTAGATGTGCTTTAGATCAACATAAATTATGGGAAAAACATGGAGTTGATACTTCTACATACACTGTTGAAGAATTAGTATTTTCTGCTTTGAACCATGATTTAGGTAAATTGGGTGATGAAGATAATGAATCCTATATTCCCCAAACTGATCAATGGAGAAAAGATAAGTTGGGTGAGGATTATATGTTCAATGAAAAATTAGCATTTGCATCTGTACCTGACAGAGGTTTATTCTTACTACAATCCCATGGAGTACAATACTCATTTAACGAAATGATCACTATCCAGACTCACGATGGTTTATATGATGAAGGGAATAAAAAATACTTACTTTCATTCACACCTGGGCAGAAACCAAGAACATCATTACCTTACATAGTACATCAAGCTGATTTAATGGCTGCTCGTATTGAATTTGAGAGAGAATGGTTGGATAAATTAAAAGATGGTAATTCTAAATCCATACAAAAATCAACACCAAAAATTACCCCAACTAATTCTAAAAAAGATAATGTTAGGAATAAAGCTTTGGGTTCAATTAAGAGCGATAATTTAAAAAACTTACTAGATAACTTATAATTATGATTTATATAATATTAACATGTGTACTCTCTGTTAGTACCGTATTATTAGGTTTTACTACATGGAACCTTTTAAAAAAACAAGAAAAATCTGAAGACATACTTGCAGGTTATTTGGGATATTTAGATAAATTATCTCGTGTAATCGATGCATCTGATGTGAAGATTAAAGAATTAGACCAAATAGGTGCATTTGCTAATGATGACGAAACTGGAATAATTTTTGAAGGTATAAAACAAATACAAGAAATACTAAACGAGTTTTCTATAAAACAACAATAAAAACATTTTATGCCTAAAGTAGCCAAAAATAA